CCGATAGCAGCGTCAAGTCCCTGACGAAGAACTTTAAGAAACTAGCAGGAGCAGCAGGTATTGGTCTATCAACTGCCGCAGTAATCAAGTTTGGCAAGGAAGCGGCCAAGGCGTTCATAGCAGATGAGAAAGCCGCTAGCAGGTTAGCCATTGCAGTCAAGAACTTAGGCATAGGATTTGAGACGCCGCGCATCGAGCGCTATATCTCAGAACTATCTGCCATGTCTGGCGTTACAGATGATCAGCTTAGACCATCAATGCAGAAACTATTGCAGACAACAGGATCAGTCACTAAAGCTCAAGAACTACTGGCGCAGGCTACAGACATAAGTGCCGGATCTGGCGTTGAATATGAGACAGTTGTTAACGATTTGACCATGGCTTATGTAGGCCAGACTAGAGGGCTTAGAAAGTACAACCTAGGTCTAAGCGTTGCAGAACTTAAGACGATGAAGTTTACAGATGTGCAGGAGAAACTTAATAAACAGTTCTCTGGCGCTAATGCGGAATACCTTACGACTTACGCTGGCAAGTTACAGCTCATCTCTACAGCAGCAGGCGAAGCAAGCGAGAAGATCGGTGGCGCACTAGTCGAGTCTCTCGTCTCAGTCTTTGCCGCTGGAGACACTACTAAGTTCGTAAGCCAGATCGATGCACTTGCAATTAAGATTGCAGATACTGTCTCAGCCGTAGTCTTTGGATTTCAGAAGTTATACGTCTTGACCAGCGATAAAGCAATTCTTGCTAGCTTTAATCCCTTTGACGATTATGAGAAGAATGCCCTAGCGGCCATTGAGGCAGCCGAGAAAGCAGCCAAGTTTAAGCGTAATGCTCCGACTATGGGCTACTCAGGATCTCAGCCTATTGGTATCTATGAGACACCAGTACAGATTGCAGCTCGTAAGAAAGCAGAAACCGATGCACTTAAGCGCGCTAAACTTTTAGCCGCGGCGCAGACTAAAGGCTTAGCAGAAGCTAAGAAGAAGGCTGCACTAGATAAAGCATCAAAGACTCTTAATATCGAAGCGATTGGCATTGAAGCAGCGCTTAAAGGCAAGTTAAGCGAAAGCGATCGCCTGTCCTTACAATTACAGAAGGCTATTCTTGAAGGCAATGCAACTCTAGCAACTTCTGTATCTGACCAATTAGACGCTGCAATTAAGCGCAACAATGAACTGCGCCTGTCCTTGTTGGCTACTCCTAAAGCACCTAACCCCTTTTCAGAATGGTCAATTCCTAAACTTGACTTTGGTGGCAATATGTTAGGCGCACCTGTACCTAATTTCATACCGCCTGCTTATGCAATGCCAGAGACTTTTGGACAACAGGGTGGCTTGCCTGCTGGCGTCGTTGCTGGAGTCAATCCGCCTGCAATCAACATCAAGGTAGAAGTTGCTGGAGAATCTGTAGCCGCAGTGATCACTCAGCAGCAGACTAACGACTCACTATCGGGATCGTTTAACACAGTCAATCGCACTAACCGATTCGCGGCAGCAGGCTTCATCCCAGCATGAGTCTTCCAGCCACGATTTCGGTATCCTTTGACTTCAGCCAAGGCGCTACCTTCGGGTATCCGTTTACTATTGGCGATGCGAAATATGGGGTTATTGGTGTAGGAACTTTTGCGGCATCAGAAGTCCCAGAGCCCGTCATCGATCTTAGCGATGTCACTCGACAGATTACAATTAGACGTGGCCGCAATATCATGCGTGATACTTATGAGGCTGGCACTTGCACAGTCCGAGTGTTAGATCCTGACTCTAACTTTAACCCTCAGAATGCATCTAGTCCTTACTTTGGCTTCTTGACTCCACTTCGCAAGATCCGTGTAGCTGCAACTACTGCAACTACGCAAGCCTTCCTATTTTCAGGTTACGTTCAAGACTATCGTTATTACTATCCGCAAGGACAAGAAACAGGTTACGTCGATATTGTCTGCTCAGATGCATTCCGTCTATTCGCCATGGCTAACGTCTCTACAGTTACAGATGCAACTGCTGGGCAGACTACCGGCACTCGCGTCGGGAAGATTCTTGATGAGGTAGATTTTCCTAGCAACATGCGGATCATCGATACAGGCTCTACAACCTGTCAGGTTGATCCAGCCACTACACGCTCTAGCCTTTCAGCCTTGCAGGTTGCAGAGTTTACAGAGCAAGGCGCATTCTTCATCCGTACAGATGGCACAGCTGAATTTAAGGATCGATCCGATGTCGTGGGATCCCTAGGCGTTGCACCTATCGAGTTCAATCAAACTACAGGCATTCCATACTCAGACCTCAAGTTCGCCTTTGATGACAAGCTCATCATCAACAGCGCAACCATGCTTAGAGTAGGCGGCACTACTGTCTCATCCAGCGACGCTGACTCCATTGCAAAGTATTTCCCTCACGGAATGAACGTCGATAACCTAATTGCACAGACAGATGCTCAAGTGCAGGACATTGCTGACATCTATGTCGCAACCCGTAAAGAGACAACCATCCGCATTGATGCCATGACTGTTGACTTACTTGACACGGATGTACCGACTGACACGATGATCGGCTTAGATTATTTCGACAATGTGGAGATTACCAATGTCCAGCCTGATTCTTCGACAATTGTTAAGACCTTGCAGGTGCAGGGCTTGGCGTGGGATATAACCCCTAATTCAATGAAATGCACAGTTACAACACTTGAGCCTATAGTCGAGGGATTCATCATTGGATCATCAACCTACGGTATAATCGGACAATCAATAATGGGATACTAGGAGAATAAAATGCCAGAAGGCTTTCCAGCGACGACAGGGGATATTTTTACTGCCAATGATTACAACGGGCTAGTGACCTTTGGAATCGGCACAGCCAATACAGTCGATTACACAGCAGTATCCGCCGACCAGTATCAGGTTCTAGAGCTCATGAATAAGGCCACAGCGATCGCCTATAAGATCCCTACCAACGCCTCAGTAGCATTCCCTATTGGCACAGTCCTAAACATCCTCAATATCGGCGCAGGACTTTGCACAATCTCAGCGGTGACTTCTGGCACTACTACAATCTTGTCAGCTGGCGCAGTTGCCGCTGCACCTACCCTTGCACAATATAAGTCAGCAGCTTGCATCAAGACAGGCACAGATGCTTGGTACGTTGTGGGTGCGATCGCATAATGCTTAACAATGTCATAAGTATCATCAGTGTATCTGTACCCGTAGCTCCAACCTCTGTCGATTACTTGGTAATTGCTGGAGGCGGCGGCGCAGGCGGTGACGCTGGCGGTGGAGGCGGTGCAGGCGGATACCGTGAGGCAAGTTCATTTGCAATTGGTGCAAGCTTCACAGTTACAGTCGGCGCAGGTGGTACGGGTGGCACAGGTGCAGTCGGAACCAACGGATCTAACTCGGTATTTTCAAGCATTACTTCTACTGGCGGTGGCGCTGGTAATCGCGCAGACATTGGTTTAGATGGTGGTTCTGGTGGTGGCGGCTCTGGTCGTGGAAAGTTATCGGGAAACAATCCAGCAGGCGGCGCAGCAAGTCCATCTGGACAAGGCAACGCTGGCGGTGCAGGAGCTGGAAGTAGTTCTGGCGGTCAAGCAGGCGGCGGTGGCGGCGGAGCAGGTGCTGCTGGAAGTGCTGCTGCTGAATTTTACGGTGGTGCAGGCGGTAATGGTTCTGCATCATCTATCACAGGCACGAGCGTTACCCGTGGCGGTGGCGGCGGTGGTGGAATTCTTCAAACTGGCAATGTAGCAGCAGGTGCAGGCGGCACAGGCGGTGGTGGAGCAGGAAGCTCTACTTCTAGTGCTGGAACATCTGGAACAGTCAATACTGGTGGCGGCGGTGGTGGCGCTAATACTACTAATAATGTTGGCGGTAACGGAGGTTCTGGAATTGTTGTCCTTGCTTATCCTGACACATTCGCGCCGTTAACAACTATTGGTGGGACACTTGTTTACGATCAACCAACTAGAAGCGGTTACAGAGTTTACCGATTTACAGCAGGAACTGGAACGGTGACTGTCTAATGGCTCACTATGCATTCCTCGATGACAATAACGTGGTTACTGAAGTTATTGTCGGTCGTGATGAGACAGATATCTTTAACGGCATAACCGATTGGGAGCAAGCCTACTCAGAGGTTAGAAGCCAAGTCTGCAAGCGGACAAGCTATAACGGCAACATCCGCTATAACTATGCAGGGATTGGTTATACCTACGATCCCATCGATGATGCATTCATTGCACCCATTCCATGCGATCACGCGGAATTGACACTTAACAATCTAAAGCGATGGGAGTGTGCAACCTGTGAAGCCGCGCTTGAGCAGATCAGCAATCCAGCTTAGAGAGCAGATTGATGACGCATTCGCAGATAGAGATAGAACTTCGGACGGCTGGATCGGTGACACGAGACACGCTGCTCGCAAGTCTGATCATAATCCAGATGCACAGGGATGGGTTCGTGCCATCGACGTTGACCGCGACCTACACGGGAAAGGCCGGAAGCCCGATGTCATGCCTGACTTGGTCGATCAAATTCGACTCCTTGCAAAGTCTGGCGATAAGAGAATCAGTTACATCATCTTCGATGGCAAGATCGCCTCATCTAAGAAGGCTTGGGCTTGGCGTCCTTATGATGGGATCAATAAGCATAATCATCACGCACATATCAGCTTCACTATTAAGGGCGATGAAGACAATAGTTGGTTCAATATCCCGATGATAGGTGGAAAATAAATGAACATGAAGCATCCAGCAATAATTGCAGTCGGCGCATTCTTATGCGTATGGGGTACTACATCTAATTTTGCTCTCGACTATCGAGCCATCCTTGGCTCAGTAGTAGCTGGAGTGTTCGGATACGCGAGCCCTAAAAAATGACGACCAATGATCTAATGACGTTGTACTTTGCAAGCCTCGCGGTAATCGGTGGCCTTGCAGGTTATGTCATCACTCATCTTCTCTCTGAAATTAAGAGACTGAACTCGCGTGTCGATGAGATTTACAACATACTTCTTGAGCGATAATTTTTAACATGGCAAACAAGAAAGTCATCGATCTCGATACTTACTCACAGCTCGATCAATACGCAATCTGCATGCACGAGTTCTATAAGAGTCTTAGACGTGCAGGCTTTGCCGTTGATCTATGTCTGGCGATCATTACAGATCGTGAAGCGTATCCTGATTGGCTTATGCCATCGATCCCCGACCGCGTGGATCGCCTACCCTATGAGGACGACGACGAGGATTAGATGAAGCGCATAGTCATAGTGAGTGACCTACAGGTTCCCTTTCATGATCGACACGCAGTCAAGAATGTAGCACAATTCATTGCCAAGTTTAAGCCGCACGAGGTAGTCACAATAGGTGACGAGATTGATTTTAATACGATTAGCAAGTGGTCAGAAGGGACGCCAGAGGCTTATGAGCAGACTCTTGGAGATGATCGCGATGAAGCTGTTCAGGTACTTTACGATCTCCAAGTAACCCAGATGATTCGGTCTAATCACACAGACCGCCTATATACGCAGATCATGCGTAAGATCCCGTCATTCCTTTCATTGCCGGAACTTAGGTTCGAGAAGTTTATGCAGCTCGATGAACTAGGAATCACCTTCCACAAGAAGCCATACAATATCGCGCCTAACTGGATTGCAGTCCATGGCGACCATACCCCTATCAAGTCTCAGGGCGGTCTCTCAGCCCTTGAGGCAGCCCGTAGGCATGGAAAGAGCGTCATCTCTGGACATACTCACAGGGCAGGTCGATCGTCCTTCTCAGAGGCCTCTGGAGGCCGTATAGGGCGTGTTCTGCATGGCGTAGAAGTAGGCAATCTTATGGACTTTAGCAAGGCCTCGTATACCAAGGGATCGGCTAACTGGCAACAAGCATTCGCCATCATGTACGTCGATGGCAAGAATGTGCAAGTCGATCTTATTTACATTGAGAGGGATGGNACATTNGTAGTCTCAGGTAAGCGGTATGGACGACCTAGATAACGAGCTAGACAGAGACATCGATGACCACATCGACGACGCAGAATCGTTACCATTTCGTTATCTTAATTTCTAAAAATTCCCCCTTAGGGCATGAGACAGTAGAGCCACGGATGAAGGGCATCCAAAGAAAGGCTCAACATGTTCGATCCATCACTAGGCGATCTTCTTGCAATGATTGTCTTATCAGCACTATATTTTCATCTAGGCCGTATCGTCGGCATTCGCGTAGGTTATCTAAAAGGCCGCAAGGCAGTCCGAGATTACTACGAGACCAAAGAAAGGGTGCGAGTGTGAAAGCAAGTGAAGTCCTATTATCAGCTACTGACATCATTGGAGACCGAGGACGAATATATGGTCATCCTCGTATCAATCAGACTCGAATCGCATTACGACTCCAGCAAATGCTCGAAACTCCAATCTCAGACCATCAAGCATGTCTGGCGATGGTCGAAGTTAAACTTGCCAGACTACAAGAAACAGCAGATCACGTTGACTCCTATATCGACGCGTGTGCTTACCTTGCACTAGCTTGTGAACTAATTACAGAAAAGGATGAGCAATATGTTTAACCTTGAAGATTACGAGACAGTCGAAGAAAGACTTATTAAGTTCTGGAAGGATCACCCAGATGGACAAATTCATACAAAGTTGCTTGATTCAGCCTCTGGCCGTTTCATTGTTGAGGCTTCTGTATATCGCACAGAGGCGGACATTCGGCCATGGACTACAGGACTTGCAGAAGAAACCATCCAAGGTCGCGGCGTCAATGCGACGTCGGCGCTGGAGAATTGTGAAACTAGTGCTATCGGTCGAGCGCTTGCTAACGCAGGATATGCAACAAAGGGAAAGCGAGCGTCACGAGAAGAAATGGTCAAAGTTAATAAAGCGAATGAAGTAAAGGCCAGCATCGATGAAGTAAAGGCAAAGATGTTAGACACGTCCGGCACTTACATCCCAGTAGTAAAGGAAGAAGATCCATGGACTATCAAGCCAGCGACTATGCCGCCCACAATGGGGGAAGCTGTATCGATGGTGAAAGAGATCATTGGCGGCCAGACAGAGAAGGACATTCCGAAATGCGTCCATGGTGAAATGATGTGGAAGACAGGCACGACAAAGGCTGGCAAGCCATGGGGACACTTTAAGTGCAAAGCAGCTGTAACAGGTGAGATTGGTGGTCGATGCGAATCGCCGAATGACGTGATCTGGTATGAGATCGCTAAAGATGGTTCATGGCAACGACAGAAGGCGAGAGTGTAATGGGACGCTTACAGTTTATGAACCAAGATGGTGAGTGGGAGTCATTCCCGACAGAGGATGAGATACATCGATCTAAAGAAGTAATAGCGATCCTTGAGGAATTTACATTTACAACTAGATGCTGCTTATGTAATGAAGCAATACCTTACAAAGACATCCGAGTAAACTTGTCTAATAAGAGCTGGTCATGCGCTAAGTGTCACGCTGTCAATGGCCTCACAAAGCCGTAAATATCGAGGATTCTCGACCGAGCGTGTAGTCGCCAAGTACCTATCGACTTGGTGGCCTCATGCAGATATCGGTCGAGGGGCTGGAAAAGATATAACTCATGTCCCGTTCGACATGGAAGTTAAAGCTAGATCGGCGTTCCAGCCTAAGGCATGGATTGATCAGGTCACAAAGAGGGCAGCTAAAACTGGTGGGTTGCCTATTGTTACTTGCCGTCTTAATGGACAGGGAGAAGGTAGTCCCCAAGACTATCTGGCCTTTATGCGGCTTGGTGATCTGGTCAATCTATTGCTATTGGCAGGTTACAAGGATTATGCCAATGATGTTGATAAACTAGATCCTATGAGATGCAGGATGTGTGGCGCATGGGCGTTCACTCAGATATGCAGAATGTGTCAGAGTGATCCAGATGCCAACCTATGAGTTCGAGTGCGATGAAGAATCTTGTGCCAGTAATGCAAGGATTGAACAGTGGATGAGTATCAATGAACCTCACGACCTTGAGTGTCCATTCTGTCATTCGCCAATGCACAAGATTTACAGTTCAGTAGCGGTAAGTTTCAAGGCATCAGGCTTCTACAGTACGGACAACAGATGAAGATAGGCAGCTTATGCACCGGCTATGGTGGTTTAGACATAGCAGTAGAGGCATACTTTAATGCAGAGACAATCTGGTGCGCTGAGTACGATAAACACGCATCCAAGGTAATTGAAGAACGATTCGGTTACATCAATTACAAAGACATCAAGTCAATTAAATGGGATGAAGTACCGGCAGTCGACATTCTGACCGCTGGTTATCCATGTCAACCATTCTCGGTTGCAGGGAATAGAAAGGGTGAAGATGATGCAAGACATATCTGGCCGTTTATCAAAGACGCCATTCGCACAATTAGACCTAGATGGGTCATCATGGAGAACGTTAAAGGCCATCTCTCGCTCGGCTTCGAGCAAGTCCTGCTTGACCTTGCCAGTATCGGGTATGATGCAAGATGGGAAATTGTACGAGCTGCAGAAGTTGGTGCACCCCACCATCGCAGAAGACTCTTTATTGTTGCCTACCCCTCATACGGGAGTTCAACACACAACGGGCAAGTGCAGGAACTGGGGCGCGGATTTACTTCATGCTCTGACATGCACATGCAAGTTGCGCCGCAGGAATTGGATAAAGGCCGAGTAAGCGCACAATTCGTTGAGTACATGATGGGTCTGCCGGCAGGGTGGGTAACAGATATTGACATTCCTAAGAATCAACATTATAAGATGCTAGGTAATGGAGTAGTTCCTCAACAGGCTTATTACGCGTTACAAAGACTCGTAAAAATAGACACGCCTTCTGAACAGGACTTATATGAATAGACTTGACTGGCCTGGTACTCTCAGGGCTAGAGCCCATCAGGGGCTCAGGGCAAGCCTGAAAGGCGCAGCTTGCCTGATAGCCCTCGCTATTGGGACGGCTATGCCTGCTGATGCACAGGCGAATAATCAGGCAATTAAGCAGCTCAAGCAATTAGCTAACTACCAATTGACAGATAAGCAATATGCATGTCATAACGAGATAGTACATAGAGAGTCTAGATGGGACTATAAGGCAGTAGGCAATAAATCTGGAACCAAGCAAGTACATGGGCTATATCAGATGAAGACTGA